CACTGCCAAAGTGCACCCCTCAGAGATATGAGACGAAACTCAATCTCTGAATTCCCGGTATTGATCTAACGAGTCGTATTATTCATACGGATCGATGGACAATTCCGAGTAAACAGATTTCTGAGGAACGAACTCATTCCCCTCTGTGCAGCGCTCGCGCTAACTGCCTCCTCAACAACGTTTATTAAGTTGCTGAGGCCCACCTGATCTTGATGTCGACGGATTCAGGACGTCCGTAACGTTCTAAGTGCTTCACATCATGAAAGGGTTCTAAACCTCTCTTGAGGAAATACTTCATCAGAGCGCCTTCGCCAGAAATCGGAGACTTCTGGGAAACTGCCTTTACAACAAGGCCCCTGACTAAAGGGCGATGAAGGTTCGGACACATTTTCTGGGTTTCAAAACCAAGAAAAGAGTGTCTTCCCAAGATGGGAGATGTTTCTAAGACGACCGGAAGAGGGGCTAAACTCCTCAGAAATTCGTCTATGGCCTCCACTGTTTTCCAGAGACCAGCCTTATAAAGCTGGTTCCTGAAAGAGACAAGTGAAAGCATCTCCTTAACGTTACCACGTTGTGTAGGAAAATTACGTCTTACGTAGGTGACAGAAACGTCACTTCCGTCGTAATAGTCCTTCCCGCAAGACTCTCTGAACTTACCAGTCCAGAAAGACTTCTTGGAGTTGACCTTGAAACCATAAAGTTCAAGGGCATCTACAACGTGACGCACATATTCTACTGGGATAATGATATCATCCCCGTAGACACGCACCTTTCCAAGTATCTCGTAAAGAGATGCTTTGGTTAGGGGTTTGTTAAGCTTCTGCTCTATTCCGCAACAGATTACGGTCAAAAAGACCATAGCCTCAATCGGAAAGCAGAGAGCTGAACCCATAGACGCGAACTTGGAGAGTGTAATAACACCCTTACCAGGTACGTCGGCCCTCGTAGATCTACAAGCCTGCACAGCCCCCGAAAGGGTTGGGTAGTTCTGTAGCATACGTAGCACTAGCCGATTGGAAACGCGGTCGCTAGCTTCAGAGAGATCGATAGTCGCAAGACTACCGTCAACTGAACCTAGTCTAGCCAGTTCCTGATTAGGAATTTGGTCAGTAAAACCGATGGCCCCTTGAAGGAAGTCATCCTTCTCGAGAGCATCAACGAACACCTCCATTAAAGCTTGTTGTGTATATTGAATACACGTCGGCTCGATGGCGATGATTCGTGGCGTTTTCAACGTTTTAGGTACCGAAACAACCTTAACAGGTATTTCGGCATCAGGTTCAAGGTAAGTCATACCCGATAAAACTTCAGCATAGCCATAATTAGCTATTCTGTAGTCTCCTGAGGGGAAGTGCTCCTCAAGACGGGTATACCAGGTACCGTTGTCGTACTTTCCGTTACCGGAACTACGATCGGCGGTTTTACCTGGTCCATGACGGGGCCTAAGAGAGCCATCATAAACCAAAAGGTCAAGCTGGCTGCCAATAGAACCCCAAAGAAGATCAGAAACGCGGCCAAACCGAGAAATATCTCGCTCTGGAGCGTCATCAGACCATTCATGGACTTCCCTTTCACACTCAATGTACTGTTCATATGCTTTTCTTTCTCTTGCATCACTGCAATTGTTAAGGACCTTCTTGTAAAGCAGAGTAATTTGCCTCACAAAGAAGATCGCATCATGAGACGGTACCGTGAGTAACAAACCACTAGACCGGTCAAACACTTGATCAAGCAAACCTCCGAGAAATCGGGGGAGAGCTAAGTGTTTCTTAAAACTAAGAAACGCTGTGTGATCCACTACTCCCTGATCTAGACTTCTTTCGAAGTCAGAGCAGAAAGTGGGGAGGGTAATCGTTAAAAACGATTCTCCTTCACGTTTGAACCGGGCCGTGATCGTTTCAAGATCACGGCTGGTGCTAGTGCAACACCACATCTCAGCGTCAGCCAAGATGCATCGCAAAAGTTCCATGGGGCTTTTCATGTCTATCTCCAACAAGTTGGGGAAAAGGCATTCCTTGCTACATGGGCGTTTGCCTACAAACCGCCCTTAGGGGCTGCTAAACTAGACCTCACCTCCAAGAAGTTTGGTGGTGTTGGCACCAGTTGAGGCAGTAAGCCAAAGGGTCAACCCATCGACGATCTGCTTCGCTTCAGCCACGGTAAAACCTGTGACAGGAACGTCAACGACCAGATAAGCACTCATAGAGTACTTAATATTCTGGGCGCTGATTAGCGGATCTGCTGCAATCTTCGAAAAGTCCAGCCGAGCCGAACGCCTAGTGCGCTTAGCGCCATAGGTGTCCGACACAGTCAGACGAATCGTGCCGTCGTCAATAGTAAAGACGCCGGCATTAGGAAGGTAGCCAGTACGCGGAAGCGTCTTGGCAACAGCGTTGATGGTGACAGTTTGTGGATCGGCAAGAGCCATGAGCGGAACCAGTGCGAAGAAAACGATCGTTTCACAACGTCGTTTGTGAATAGCTAAGCACAATTGCTTAACTATTTATTTTTGTATTGCTCTCTAGAAATTTAGAGAGAGCGGCTGCTTGGAAATACCAAGGGCCGCTATGATGCTCCACTGCTTAGCTGTAAAGCTAGCAGGGTTTACACCGAAGCCGTAAGGGGTGGCTCTTCGTCGGGTTTTCGTAACATAACGAAACTCCTGAACGAAGTTGACTTTGCCGGCACTACAGCCGACATCAGTCAAGGAATACGTTACAATCTGGATTTTAGTTTCCATAATGTAGCCGTAGTCCATCACCAAGCCGTCAGATGCGAAAGCAGACCAGTTATGTATAACATCACCGGCATTGCTAACCCATCCGACAGCCCACGACCAAGGAGTCAGCTTCCAGATTAGATCAGGGGTCAGACGTAGACCATAAAGTCTATTAGCCTGAGCCTCAGCGTACTTTGCTTTCTCAATTGTCTTCACAAACCCATTATCATCAGGGTTTAGTGTCGGCAAATGATATGTAAAGGCGCCCTTGAACCAAACTTTCGTTTCAGTTCGAGTGGTCTTTGTAAGCTTACCTCCAGTGGTCCACAGACTAGTGTCAAGGGAAGGTTGAGGATACTGGGGATTCCCAGATCCTAACGTCTCAACAGTAGTTGTGGTTTCGACAGGAAAATGATATTGCCTATGGATCAAATGATTTGCTCCACGTGCAAACTTTTCCATTAATGGTCCAACATCTCGAGTAACTTTTACAAGTTTCTCGAGATCACCGACGAAAGGCATCCAACCAAAAACTTGGTTGAGATATTCGCCACCTGCGTCGCGGGAAAGCTTATCAAAGTTGATACGCTTTGCACCGTTACGAAAGTTGCGAACACGATTCTTCCATTTCCTAATATCGGGAATAGAAGGTAAATCGTGCAATTCGCCGAGAAATTGGCCCATCCCAGCCAACGGATTAGTTGGGATACACCGCGCAATAGCGGTAGTTCCCAACGCGTCTAGGACAGCTGCAGAAGAGGGTTGCAGGAAATTACTTTCCGAAATATTCGGATTGATATCCCATGCAACAGCTCGTCCGACATATGTCCGATTCACGCTCGTTGGTACACCACCTTTAATGTTAAACCGAGTCTTAGGATAAGACGTGGTTTGAACACGATAGGTAGTGAACGGACCGCCCACATCTTGGGATCCTGTAGGATCGTACCCATAAACTTTCACGTATTTCTTGTGAAGGCGATTGAGTCGACCGAAAGGGTTTCCTTGTGAGTCGGTTCGCTGGACAATAATGTCATTAACTAAGTAGTTGGAACCAGCAATAAATGTGGTTCCAACAAACGTCTCATACCGACCCAATGAAGAATTGAATCGGATGACTCGCTTCTTAGTTGACATTCTCGTCATGTCGAAGTGTCCTTACAGGTTGCATCAATCTAACGACTGATGAGTGTTGTGCA